GGATCTCGCAACACCGCTTGCATCACTGATCCCGCCATTGCGGGTTGTTCTTCTATCAGCTTTGCTAAATCTTCCTTTCCTTGTGAGCGCAAAAAATTGACGGTAGCGTTACCTGTCTGCGCTAACTGACGTCGGCCACGGATATCACGACTGCGACTCATTAGCTGTTGCTGAAGCGCCGGGCTTGAGTTGATAGACATAGCGTTAAGTGACGCCGCTATCTCAGCGCGTCTAGCTGGATCGCGTAAGTTATCCATTACTCTGCCGCCCAATCGAGATAGCAAGCCGGGTTCTGGTGGGCGCTGAGGTACGCTTGTACTATCAAGCACTTGTTGGCGCGCTTGCTCAAATTGAGGAACGCTAGGAGTCATTACCGCTTGCATTGCTACGTTGCGTGGATCGCCAGTCATGCCCATGCTATCCATCAAGGTAGACTGCTTGGTCATGTTTTGCAGTTGGCGTAGCCTTTCGAACTCTTCAGGTGTCACTCTTCGCCCCCTATATATTAATGTATTTCGCAATCAAACTAAGCAAGCCGTTTTCTTCATCTGATGTTGATCCCGGAATCGGATATTGCTTGAACGGCATGTCGATCATAGGAATCAGACCGCCGCCGCGCACGACTTGCATTTGCGGTGCATCGAACTGCGCGAGCTGTCCAGCGACGCCTTTAAATGCTTCAATTTTTTTCTTTTGCTCTTCAGAAAGAGCAGGCATCTGCTGACCTGACTGACTCTTCATTTTTACCCCAGCAAGCTTGCGCCCAGAGTTAAGTAATCAAACAATCCGGGCTGACGTGATGTAGTTTGTGTTTGCGGTATTGGTGTCGCGCCCAGCGCCGAAGCCAAGAATCCGAGCGACCGCTCGGGGAACCCTTGATAACCTTCAAACTGGCCTCTTGCCGCATCAAAAATTCGTTGCTGTAGCTGTTGCTGAAGAGCGCCCTGCCGAGACATATCACCTTGCAAGCTACGCCCCATGTTAAATCCTTGCTGTGCAAGGCTACCCAGCTGACCCGCCGCTCCTAAGCGCAAGCCAGCGCCTGCAAGACCAGCCTGTTGATTGGCTGTCTGACCTTGGAACAAACGATTAAGATCGGCCTGCGCTTGATTCTGAGCGTTCTGAAAGCCCGTTAGACGCAAGTTAGCGGCTGTACGTGCCGCCTCTGCCATTGCCGCTTCGTTTGCAGTAGATTCTAAAATCGCTGACCGTGAGCCACCGAATGCACCTGCGCGCTGTGCTTGCGATGCGAGCTGGTTGGCCTGCATTTGTCGTGCCTGCTCGATGTCGCCTAAGCTTTGACCTACGACCTGACTCTCGAAAGGATTCATATACTGGTTGAGGTCAGTGTTAGCTAATGTTCCCGCTTGCACCTGTGCTGGCTGGTAGCCCATACCTGCCGCTGTTCCTGCCATCGCGCCAGTCTGACCAGCCGCGGCTTGCTGGAATACGTTTCCACCGCCTTTGCCGCCTGTAGCTGGTTGTCCGCCGCCCTTGCCGCCGGTAGTTGGATTAGTTACTGGCTGTTGATTGCTTGGGGGCACAATGCCGCCTGAGTTTATACCAGTAGGTGGGGGTGGCATACTCATGATCGTCCGCCTCCGCTGTTAGGAAGTCCTAATGAAAAGTTACCGGGGCTGTATCCGCCGAGAGGCCCGACTGGTCTGTATGGACTCATGCCCGCACCTTGAGCTGTAGGCCCAGTAAACTGCGATGAAAATTGCGCATACTGCGCCGGGTTGTTAGCGGCAAATTGGTTGACAGAGTTTTGGAATAAATCGCCTGACCCATAACCCATCATGCCTCCACCAAAATCTTGCGCTTGTGGCAAGCTCGCGGCAACATCCATTTGTGGAGCCAAACCAAAAGCAGTAGCCGCATCTGCGGTGCTTTGCATTGCCCCAAGTTGCATAGGGCTCAGCGCGGCGACTTCAGGTCCGTAGTAAGGAATGTAGCCAACCTGTGCCAGCGCCTCAGCTCTATTGATGTTGCGCCTAGCTGGGTCCATGATGAAATCTGGTATCTCTACCTTGCTTTTTTGGCTTCCGCCTTTTCCGCCCGACATCTAAATATCCTTCCCTAGTACGGTGTAGCTTTCCTTGTAACCTTTATGTCTTAGCACCTTAGACCAGCCTTTACGACCCGCTATGCTCATCCCGGTGCATCCATTAATACGAGCAAACTCTACAGCACTGCTGTCCATGTCGATAATTTGATCCATCTCGCCACCAGCCAAAAATACGTGTAACACCTTTTTGCGTGGGAACTGAATCAACTCTGTCACAGCACAACCCCGTGGCGCTGGCCAAAACTGCATTTTGCCTTCGGCAACTGCCTCGACCACATCTTCCAATGTGTGCGTGCCGCCTGCATATTTTAACGCCGCCTCTAACCATGGTTTACAACGCACAAACTCGTCCGCTATGTTCTGCATTATATCACCGATGCACTCTAATAACTGTTAGTGTTGTTGCTGGGCAAGCTGGCTCATCTGATATGCCGCTCGCTGTGAATGCTTTCAAAGATCCGTTAGTGCTGTCGCAGGCCGTAGCCACCTCTAGATAATCGTTTGCGTTAGCCTCAATAATCGATGCCCTGCTCACAACAGTCGTTTCGCCGTTACCGTGCAAAGCCACACGCATGGTACTGCCAGATAAATTTGACCCATTTAGCTTTGGCCAAAAAACAAACTCGACGGTGCTGGCTGATGTAGAAAAAACTTGAGCTGAGAATGTCACTAGGTAGTGTCCCGGCTCATCAAACGCTATCTGAGAGCCGTTCTGCGTGAGACCGTGGTTATTGCTGTCTCCCGTGTACGTAATTGTGTACGTCGTGTCAGCGGCCGTATACGCGAAGTCTGACGCTACCTGAAAGTCGCCATGGCCATCTGCCAATACAATTTGCTTGTAAACGCCGCCAGAGCTTACGACCGGGTACTTGTTTGTGTTGTCCCAGAGCATCACGCCATCATCACTAGCCGTGCCACCGGCCTGCTTGAAAACTAACAGCGAGCGAGCGCGATCAAGATACTGGACTAACTGTTGCCCCCAGTTTTTCCATTCTGGCCCTAATGGTGGCGGAGCAAAACTCACCGACGCCCTCCCGGTATGACGTTTAGCCTTGCAACTCCGAAGCGCCAGTTTTTGAGATTTTCGCCTGTCACGCGCATCCGTAATTGTCTGCCGGTAAATCTCGTAGATAGTTTATCGTTCGCGTTTAACAGCAAAGCGCCATGACTGGTTTCCTCTCCGTGCGGATAAAATCTAGTTTTAAATTCGAGGAAGGTGTCGTTTTTCGCAACACTATCAGGTATGACCTCAGTCACTCTGAACGTGTCGTTACCGAAAAATATAGGACCAGTTTCAGCATACGGTTTGCTACCGTCGTGATCAAAGCCAGACTCGTGATCGTAAAACTTGCCAGCCGAGTCAAACATTACAGGGTGCTTTAACACGCCAGCATCAAAACCACTTGTGCGGGACAGCTCTCCAATATTCCAATACTGATCTTGATAGTTGTACACGACGTAGCGATCATTTTCTGTCGATCCACCAGATGGGTAAAACCACCACACCTCGCCATATTGAGCGTTATTCATCGCAGTGACTTTAGATCGTTGATCGTTGTTTAAGTCGTTAAAAACGTAATCGAGAACAGTACAGGGTATCTCTTGCACAGCGCTTCCGTTAAAGAAGAAAAAGCTTTTAGACCCCATCCAATAAGCGCCTTCCATATGCGGTACGCAAGCATGACGAGAAATCGCTCCGCAATCTGTGCCGACCCTGTCAAAAGAAAACACTAACTGTGGTCCGATGTAGTTTGCGACGTGCGCGTCAGCAGTCGTTAAAATGAGCGTGCGGCTACGCAGACGGTGGCCGCTAAGAATTTCACCGTTACTTTGTAGTTCAAAGTCGCCAGCCTCATTCGTAGCAGATGGTGTCCACGTTGTATTGTCTTCTTTGTCGCACCATTGCACTTTACGCGGATTGCCACCGGCCGCTAAGGCAAACAAAAATCGTTCGTTTGTAACAACAATAGCCTTATTGTTTGTAGGGGCATTAGCAATGACTGCCGCTGGCGTGTTTGATGAAAGTTGCCATTCGTAAATCTTGCCGTCTTCTGATGAACACGCAACTAAGTATTGGCCCCAGTTATCTAAAGACCATGTCGTAACTTCTTGAAACTCACCCGTAGAGGTTCTAGGCGTGCCAAAGTAGCCTGAGCCAAAATTGCCCGCGCCAAATCCAGACCGCAGTGCCGCGTCTTCTGATCCTGACGTGAAAGAAGAAGGGGTAATGTCAGCGATGACGCCACTAGTGTTGATGTAAAAAAGTTTTTCGTAGGTGCCTACAGCCATGTTGGTGTCAGAGTTATTATCAACCCACGCCAACACGCCACGGACTGATTTATCTAACGTAGCTCCAGACTTTGCTCGCTCTTCCCAGCCGCCTATAGGGCCTAGCGCCCCATTACGCCATCGGACCAAGTTAACGTCGCGCCACCGCCCCGTGCCTTCAATGTCAGTGCCGTGCCTGACTACCCCTGCCGGTATATCTAGTGCGTTGTAAGGCATGCATACTCCTTACGCTGTGCGCTTCCACATATGTACAACGACATAAGGCTGAACGGTGCTTCCCGCTGTAGAGGTAAAAGTCCTATCCCCGTTTGCGTGAGCAAGTGATTCCAAATTTTCGTTGTTTTCGCTTTTCCCTGATCCTGTAACGAGACGACCGCTAGTTGATGGCTCTGGTAGGTCTCCACTACCAGACTGTACTGCGCCCCATCCATCATCTGGCACGGTTACGTCAACAGTCGCAGTTTTTGCACCGCCAGCTTCCTCGGCTGTGTCAAAGTCGGTGTCGGAGCTGTCGATACCCACAGGGACTTTACCTGCGCCAAATGCTTCCCACGTGCCGAAGCCAAGTAGCGTGCCGGGATTAGTGCTGTTGCTTGCGTTAATGTAGATTGATCCTACCGGGTAAACTGCCGCAAGCGTTGTTTTCGCGTCGATCTGAGTTTGAATGGCCGAGGTTACGCCACCTAAGTAATTTATTTCATCAGTAGTAGCAGTAACACCATCAAGCAAATTTAATTCTGCCGCCGTCGATGTCACGCCATCGAGAATGTTAAGCTCTGCCGCTGTAGAAGTGACGCCGTCAAGAATGTTCAGCTCTGCGGTTGTGGCTGTGACGCCATCGAGCACATTAAGCTCTGCCGCTGTAGAGCTAACAGCAACACCGCCTACCTTCCAAGATCCTGCCGTTAAATTTGGCTGTATGGCTGTCGTGCCATCTAATAAATCGTCGAGCGTGTCAAAATTGTCGTTGAGCTTCCCGCCCCACGAGTCCTCTGAAGCACCTACTTCGGGCTTCTTTAACGAGAACGTAGTCGTTGTTCCATCTGCCATAGTATTTACCCAAAGGGCCTCTCATCATCGACTATTTTGTTCCACGTGGAACCAGCCGCGTTTTGTTTGGTATACGTCGTCTGTGTCGCGCCTTCATCTATCCACGTAACGATTGTCACGGTTTCATCGCCCCATGTAGAGTCAGTCGCGTCTACAAGGCTCCATTTTAACTCAGAAGCGAATATAGATCTTGTGTCGGCTGATATGATGCTGGCTAATTTGTGTAACAGCCCAGCAACCGGTATGAGCCTGCCGGTAACTTCAGAAATGCTTATGGCAGAAATAAGAACGCTACTACCAAAGAAGGCAGTAGCGTTTGCCGCGGTGAGCGTTGCAGAGTTAGCAATACGATTCGCGCCGAATATCGACCGACTCGTAGGTTGCTTGTCGTCCAGTATGTAGTCGTCATCAACAAAACCTGATGCTACATACGTTCTGTTCTTCTGGACCGCCGCCGCGGAGATAACAGCCATGATTACGCCGCGACTTCCTCATCTACGATGATTTCATCATCAGCTTGAGGCTGTTGAGTGCGCGCTTCAATAAGCGCTAATTGCGCTTCCAAATCTGCGATACGAAGCGCTTGCTGTGCATTTTGACGAGCCAAGGACTCTACTCGTTGAGCCAAAAAAAACTGCTCTTCTGTTACTTGCTGTTTGTCTTCCATGGTTTCCCTCTAAGGTAAGTATTAAATGGCGTTGTGCCAACGATAGTTTACACTGTAGGCGCAGTGATCGGCACTCTTCCTATAACTGACCCATCGGCAATATCTTCATCCATGCGATCTTCCATAAGATGAACTAACGCGACCGTAGCCTCTAGGTCATTCACACCATTGGCCTTAATCATCGGCACGCGGAAAGGCACAGGCGTCTCTTGCGTAATCGCGTCAGACTCTACAAAACCTTCAAGGTGGGTAGCGTCAGGCGCTGGGGTGTCATAAATAAGCGTTCTCATGAGTTTACCGTTACCGTGACGTTGCCAGAGCCATCAAACTCAGCCGTTATGTTTGCAATCTCTGTCGTATCAAGCCCGTTAGCGTAACTCCACGACCACCGCCTACCATAACCGCCCTGTGTTGTAGTAGTAGATGCCTCTGCCGATGTCAGCGTGGTTAATGTGCCATTCGCTGTAAACTGCAAGCTCGTAAAATCGTTAGCGGGTATTGAGTTGGCGCTTGAGTAGCTCAGCTCGAACTGAAAAAACATACCAGACGACGCATTTACTCGAGCTATCTCTTTGATGGTTCGGGCCTCCATGCTTGAGTTATACCAACTAGTAGGCGAAACTGATCCCACATTATTTGCGTCGTTAAATCCGCGTATCGTGGAAAACTGCTGTGACAATGTCCCTTGCGTTACCACAGGCGTATTTGTGCCACCGTAATAATCGGATAGGCTGATCGTTGTTCCCGATCCCGTCTGCCTTAAAGCACCGTACTCAGTAAGTGTTATCGGATGCGATCCGCCAAACTCATCCTGCAAATCTTGCAGTGATATTGAACCTGACGTTTGTAATGGCATTACTCAGAGCTTACCCACATAGCCGCACAGATGTCCTGCACCATCTGATCTTCGCCTGATACATTTGTAGTCGCTGAGGTCTCGTTTCCCTCATCGTCAACTGTGACAACGTAACGCTGTAGATTTTTTACTATTGTGCTGGTTACAGGCAGGGCGTCGTCGGACGAATCGTCGAACGTATGCTCATATACCACCATCATAGTAGGATTGCCCTCGTTGGTTGTATCTGCCGCAGAACTATCCTGAGCAGGATACGTTTCGATGCGCTGTATTGCGCGTACATTAGTTATTGCCATTCTTCATCTCCTCGATGATAGTTTGAAGTGAATCAATTTGCCCCTGCTGATCCTTGATCGCTTCGACCAATAGACCAACAACTTGCCCGTATCTTACCGCATAATGCGTGTCGCCGCTGTCGAGATCAGCCGTCTCGTAAACAACCTCTGGCAACACCTCTAGTAGCTGTTGTGCGATCAAGCCAGTAGATCGTGAGCCGTCTTTCTTGTAGTTAAAGGTGATACCGTCTAGTTGCTTGACCTTGTCGATTGGATCAGCAATGCGCTCTATATCTTCTTTCAGGCGGATATCTGACACAGTGCCATACGCCGTAACATTGCCGACGAAAATAGCGTTACCAGTGTCAGTAATTTGCGCTTGGTTAGCCCCAGAATTGTTTTGAAAGTACCAGTGATTCGCTGATCTGAAAAAGGTTGCTGAACTTGCTGAAAAGTAAAAGCGAGCTATATTGTCATTAGAGTAAAACCAATTGTTTGTTTTGAATCTGAAGCCGCTTGCGCCATTCGATGCCGTAACATTTGCCAACTCACGACCAGTAGTCAAAACACCAGTGCCATTTACTGACAATGCGTATCCGGTAGCCGCACCCCCAGAGCCAGTTAAATTAAGGCGACCGTCGTTTTCAAACTTGGCAACTGTGCTAGTGTTACCGCTACCGATAAACACACCTTCAGTGCCGTCATAAAAATTAAGGTATGTGCCAAAGTTTCCTGTCGCCGCATCAATGTGCAGGTTGCCGTTTGTTGCACCAATCGACGCTCTAGTGGAGGTTGAGTTGTTGGCGTTACCACCAATAGCAAGAGAGCGTGACCACCCGGAGTTAGGTCCAAAGATAGCGAGGTTGTTGCCACTGTGCGTCGTCGAGCCGTGGAAAGTAGTAGTGCTGTTATTTACCTGCGTACCGGTGACAGTCAGACCGCCAGCGCCAGCGGCACCTATGTATACCCTGTTATTGCTTGCATAGTTAAGGTACAAATCGCCGTCGTTCGTGTTGCCACTA